CCTAATAATTAGGGAGTTTTTTCTAATATTTTATTTATGCTTCATATATGGGAATCCTAAATATTTCATTTCACAACATTTCAAAAGTGTTCAAAAACGCTTGTTTTAACGTATTTTTATCTTCATTTTATTTTAATAAAACGTGTTATTTTGAAAGATTTTGTCCTTTTTCTGCCCTTTTTTATGGTGTCTTTACCATTGATTCATGGTATTTACTTATATATAATAACATAGATTCACTAAATATAAAAGAGGTAGTTTTTTTACTACCTCCTAAATTTTATCTTGTGTTGTGTAAGCAACTTAACACAAACTCATTTTTGTTAACTACATCTTCATATTCGCTAAAGTAAAATTGATAATTTCTATCTAGGTTTTCATCATCGAAATTTACTTGAAAGATTAATTTTTCATAATCCTCTTCATCTAAATGTCCTAAATGGCTTTTCAACTCTTCTACACTGTTAGATGTTGTGATGTCGTTCGGTTTATCTTCAAACCAAAAATCAACCCATGCTCCCTCTTCTAATACTAACTCATTTATTATTGTCATCATTTTATCATAGTTTCTCATGTCTAATCTCTCCTTGTATTCGTATAATTTTTTAGCTATTTTTAATGTCATATTCTCTAATGCGTATTTACCACTTCTGTAATTTTGGATAACACTTAATGTAATTCCAGTATCTTTAGAAATTCTGTAATCTGTAACATCACTTTTTAATAATTCTTCTATTTCTTTAATTATTTTATCCATTTTTACACCTCTATAAAAAACTTAAAACTATTGAAATTATCGTTGCTATAATTCCAAATACCAATATCACCATTTGTATTTTTTGTATTTTTTCTTTTTTCATGATATAATGTGAACATAAGCAGGGTACTTGGGGTTTTTCAACCCCGTTCCCTTTTTGATTTAGAAGATTTTTACAATTAAATCTATTAAAGACTTTATTATCTGTAATATAGCGAGTATTATCGATAGTCTTATTAGATTTGTTTGTTGAGAATCTTCTTTTTTATTTTTTAGTTTCTTGCGTTTGTTCACTGTTTCACCTCCTTACATTTATTATTATACTCTATATAAGGTATAAAGTCAATAGTTTTTATAAACTTTTTTTAATTTTTTAATAGAAATTTTTAAAAATTTCTATTGTAAAGGAAATTTGACATAAAAAAAAGAAGCCCAGCAATTAAGCTAGGCTTTGTAATTAAATATTTGATATAACCATTATATCACATTATTCGACTTCTGTTAAGTATTTATCTTCAATCCATTGGTCTGAATCTTTGTAGTTAACACGAGACCAACCGTCTTTTTTCTCATAAACTCGAACTCTAGTTCCAGCTGCTACAAACTCTTTGTCCTCGCTGTTAAGGTCTGGTTGACTTTCTAAATAGTAATCAATGCTTACCGTAGCTTCGTAATATGGTGTGTCGCTTTTCTCAAGTGTAACATCTTCATCTAAGATTGATTTTTCTACAACTTCTGCAACGTTAGTAGTATCTCCTACTTTGATTTCTCCGCTATATAGCTTTTTCATTCTATCAATGAAGTAGTTTCTACAGTTTTCAGTACCTGCTCCGTTGTAAGCTCCACCATTAGCATGTAGTTTCATAGAACGGTGCGGACATGCTGTAGCACTGAACTCATGATGTAGCTTAACAGTATCTGAATTAATAGGTAATCCGTAAGAATCTAGCACTTCTGCAGCTAGTAATAATGCTGCGTCTTCATTTGCTAAAAAGTCTTCATCACTTGCTGTCATTGATTGACAAACTTCTACACCTATGAAATTTGCGTTACCATAAGCGTTAGCTGTGTGCCATTCTTGGCGGTTTGTTGGTTGGAATACATACACATCATTTCTATCTACATAATAAGCTGCGAAACCATTTGAAAGAGTACCATTGTTAACTCTATCTCTTAAGAATCCGTCATATTGACTAGCTGTATTCCCTCCTGCATCATTGTGAATTACAACACCTAGTACTGCGTTTTTTGGTGGTGTAAAGAAAATCCCTTGTTGAAAATAACTGCTATAAATCTCTGCCATTTTTAAATCCTCCTAAAATTTGAATAAAATAAAAAGACTATAATTAGTCTTGTTTTGGCTCTGTATATGTTAAGGCTTGTTCGCTATCTGAGAAACCTTGTGTTGTAGGGTCGTTAACTATCCCTAACAGACCTAACATAAGAAATACTGTGTCAACAATTCCATTAATATTAGTGTTGAACATTTCAGTATTTAAGTTATAACCTAGCAACATTGCAACTTGCTTAATAAGTAGCAATAACGCTGCTATAAACGCTAGTACAAAACGTTTGTTTTTAAAACGTACTTTCCAATTTATCATATTTAACACCTCCTTTCCTAATTTAGCGGCCATGGTTCGTTAGTTAAATAAGAGATAGAACTTATTCGAATGTCTCCAATATCTCGGTCTGTTGGCACAGGGTCAGTAAACTGGAATCTTAAGTGGTTGTAATCTCCGGCGCCTCCTAAATACCATGTACCATAAGGTGCTCCCTTATCGTTGTAGATGTTGCCGATTAATGACGCTTCTGAACGATAACCTGTTGGAATTCCATTACCTTGAATAATATAACAATTTCGTTCTTTATCAGAGCCTTGTAGAACATAACCTGTTCCACCACGTCTGACAATACCAAACCAACCCCAAGACAGTCCTCCGAACTGATAAGATACTACATTATTCACACGTCTTACTTTGACAAATGAATTACCTAATTTTGATACAGAAGGAAGTACTTTCCACCCAGTATCCCCAATTAAAACGTCCCAACCTGTGTTACCTGTTCCGCTTTTCTTTATCCATTTCAAAGCTCCGTTAGTAACTGTTTCATCTACATAAGTAGTACCTACTGGTGCTGCAACTATACCATTTGGCATTCCACGACCGTGAATTTCCCATTGTTTAGCTTCTAAAACTTTTAAACGATTATCTAGCTCCGTTGTGTTCCCGCCGTTACCAGTGTTAGCTGGTAAGTATTCGCTAATATTCTTATTAGTGATAAACTTAATATTGTCACCTTCTCCAAACTCAAAGTCAGGTTCGTAATTATCAGGTAGCGAACTACCAACCGTGTATAATAGAGTTTCAAATTTTGCTGTTTTTTCATTACCTGTAACAACTAAATGGTTGTTGTAATTATCAGTATATAATCGACCGAAATTCTCATGTAGCAAATACTCGTTAGTACTTCTTAAATAATCCTCAACTCTACTTACATCACTTGATTTAAATGGCGATTCAAATTTAGTATAAGTTTGAGTATTAAGAATTTGTAAATCACTTTTTAATAAAGTAACCTCATTTTTAGTAGCAAACTCACTAGTATCAACATTCCCACTTGGTCTATTCTCTAATGTTGTTAACCTACTCTTAATATCAGTGTCGTTGTAAGGTTGCGGTAATTCTGTTTTTTTAGCATATTTCTCATGGTTTTCTTCATCTAAAAAAGCTTTTCTAAGTTCTTCTTTAGTGGCTAAATTTGAAGTGTCAACTGTTACTTGACGGTTGCTAACTTCCTGTAACTCTTGTTTAGTCGCAAGGTTGCTAATGTCTTGATGTGCTGTTAAATAGTGCTTGTTATCTAATTCGTTTTTAGTTACATAATCTTCTAAAGATTGATGTTCTGTTAAATAATTCTTGCTATTTAATTCATCTTTAGTTACTAGGTTGTCAACATTTAGTTGACTACCACTTATTGCTTGTAATTCTTGCTTTGTCGCAAAGTTGCTAGTATCTATTGTTAGCTGTGTTTTTAACTCTTCTAATTTCGCATTTGAAACATAGTCAATAGGTAGTTCAGACTTTTTAGCATAGTCAACTAAACTTTGATGTGTTGTTAAGAATCCCTTGCTATCTATCGTGTTATTAACTATCTCTGTAATATTTGGCATTTCGCTTTTTAATTGATAATCGTTAAGTGTTGAAGCTCTTACTACGTCTGAAATATCACTAGTTCTTACAAAGTCTGATAAGTCAGTCTTTAATGCGAATGTAGTTTTCGCTTTTTCTAGCTCCGTCGCTAGTACTTCTTTTGTTAAGACGTCTAATTTATCAACTACTACACTATTAGCAAAATAACGTTCTTTAATAGGTAAGCTATCTTTCAAGTCGTATTCAGACATTTTCACATCAAAGCTAAATGAGTAAATGTCGCTTTCTTTCTCTTCGTTCTTAAGAATGATGTAACAGTTTACTTTTTCGTTATCAGTTATTAAGCTAGTGTCAAACTTAAACTTAATCTTGTTATCTTCAATTTTTCCTTGAGTTTCCCAATATTTCACACTTTTTACGAACTTAAATAATACTGTTATTTCTTCGTTTGTCAGAGTGTAATTATTAATTGTTAACTCAAACTCGTTGTTATTTTTGTCGTGAGAGTAAAGCTCGCAATTGCTGCGAACTTTAACTCGTTTGTTTACTGTGCTGTTAAATGTTAGTTGTATTTTTTTATCTATCAATTAGCTTTCCTCCTTAATGGGAAGTTTCCTGCATGTAGCAAATAAATCAGAAACGTAACTATTGCCTCCTAGCTCTTTGTAAGATTCATAGAGTATAGTTACGTCTTCAAGTTCTTTAGATGTGATATATCCTCTTTTTACGATTCTGTTCATATCTTTCAAAAGTCTATATCTACTTATAGTCTTTGTCCCTGTCGCTGTCTTTTGGGATAGTTCCTTAATCTCGTTTAGTTTAACGTTGATTTCTTCTAAGTTTTTGTTTTCCTTTGAAAGATACCATTTGACAATAGGTAGTAATATAGGTACAGCTACACCTGTACTTAATCCTATAATTAGACTATCGCTCATTTTTCACTTTCTCCACAAGTGCTTTTAATTGCTCGTTAGAGTTGATAAGTTCTTTTAGTTCTTTAAGCTCTTCACTCTCTTTTTTAAGCTCTTTGTTTTCGTTATTTAAGTTTTCGTAAGCTAGTCTATACGTTGCTAGCTCTATTGTTTTCTCTGATAATTCCTGCGCTACAATGTGAATCGGTTGTATTTGGTTATTTTCCATGTTTTAAAATCTCCATTTCTTTTTCTAGTTTTTCGTTCTTTTTAGACAATTCTTGAATCCCTTTAACTAAATATGGCACTAGCTCAAATGCACCATAACTTTTTATATCGTCTGGAAGCTGTTTAAATGCGTCTGGTAAATGCTCCTCGACTTCTTGTGCCATAATCCCACAAGATATATCTTTTACTTCTCCATTGTATTCTTTTGTGTAACTGTATGTATTTAGCTTGTTAAGTACTTCTAAAGCATTAACTTCGCTTTCTTTGATATTACGTTTATAACGGCGGTCAGAGATTTCTTTATTTAATTCGAACCAGTCATAACCATACGAACTATAATAGATATAAGCGTATCCGCTTCTTTGCTCTATTCTTTTATACTGCGGGCTTGATATCCAGTGTCCAGAGCTACCTTGGTTAAGGTACTTGATTTCTCCTGTTACTTGTAGGTCTCCATATACTGTAGGTGTGTTCCAGAATCTAGCCTTGTTGTAGCAATACATCTCTCCAGTCTCTTTAACGTACCACGCTTCCGGTCCGACTTTATCCCAACGAGTGCCCCAGTTTACCCACAGAGCTGTTTGTCCCCATGTTCCTTTACCATTTGACATACCAACATAGAACTGGTTCTCTCCTGTAAGCCATGAGCTACCTTTATCTTTATCGTGTACACCAATTTGGAAGCCGCCAATATATCCTTTGTAAGAACGTAAGAAGTCAGTTTCTAATTGGTTAGCACTTATCTTAACTGATTTTAAATTTTTGATATATGCATCTTTAGTAACTAAATTGTTGATAAATGCATCATTGACTAACAGTTTGTTAATCATTGCATTATCAACTTTTAAATGGTCGGCAGTGATTGCGTTTGACTTGATATTTACAGAATCAATAGCTCCGGCTTGAATATTGCCGCCTGTAATAGTCTCTCCTGCTATATGCCGTCCTTTTATAGTTCCATCTACTAAAAGCTCTGCGCTTTTCTTTTTCATCAACCTAAGGTTGCTAATATCCATGCGAAGATAGTTGGTTTTAGAGGCTTGTCGTAAATAAAAAGTATAGCTTCTAACATCGCTAAATTCTTCTAAAATAGCATCTATATCCAGCGTTACATCATATAAACTTTGTTCACTTATATGTCTACCATTTGGTATAATTTGAAATGCATAAGATTTTTCTTGATTACTTGCAGTTTCGATTTTCATTATTAATTCAAAGTTGAAAGGGAGCGCCCCAATGTATGCAACATCGAATTTTAGTAAAAATCTATCTCCTACTTTTAATATATCATTCTCGATTTTTTGAGTTATTTGGACGTATTCATCAAAGAAATTAAATGAACGTCTTTTGTCAAAGTGTACTAAGTTGTCGTAAGATGGTGTAATAATCATTCTGTTAGTTATTGCTTGAATATTTTCTGGATTAGCAACTAACATACTTGTTAGATTACGTCCATTAATAGATTTTCCTGCTCCTAGCGTTATACCATCGTTAGTTATATTGATTTCTGATTTCTTTAAAACATCATTTTCAAAGTTGCTTACACTCGCTGATATTTCGTTATATTTTTGATTGAAACTAGCTACAGCATCATTTATATTTTTGTTAACTTGAGTACTTATCCCATCTGCAGTTGTTGCTAATATAGTGTTTAACTCTGTATCTTTGAACTCTGTTAACATTCCTTTATTGTTGAGTTTTAAACGCCCCCAGAACTCGCTGGTCTCATCTCGCATTGAAATATCTAAGTCTCTTAATTGCTTAAATATCCCACTTAATGAGTTTGCTTTTTCGTAAGGGCGTTCAAAGAATGTTACTTCTGTTCCTCGTTCTAACTGTAGATTAGATATTTTAGTAGTTCCATTACATCCCATATGATGTAATTTAATTTGTTCATTTTTCTTTGTAGGTGTGAACGTATATTCGTACTTACCATTTCTAAATAGCGCAGCTTCCGTTCTATTGTTAATCTCTATATCCATTTATGCACCTACTTTCCGTATAATTTTACTGTTACACCGTTAACCGAACTATCATTTTGCCAATTCATTTTTTGAATGAAACTTTGTTTTGCTTCTGGACTTTCAAAGACTGCTCTAAACTGGTAATTAGAATACTCAAATGATTTCATTGTGTTAACTTCAACATCATTAAATGTTACTTTTCCGATTTTACTAACGTCTGTGAATCTATAATCATTTGCGTTTATAGTGATAAATTCAGAAAAATCATCATTAAATTGTAAAAAGCAACCGTCTAACACTTTTAAGAGTGATGACGGCTCCCATATTAATTTATCCCCAATATATCGCTTTATAATAGGTTTGCTACCTAACATTAATTTTAATCGTTCCATGTTAGCACCTACCTTACTATATCGTAAATTGTGTCGTTATCTTTAAATGATAAGGCGTTGTATTGTGTTTCTGTACCAACCCAGTATTTCAATGTTTGCCCATTCTGTTGATTAGCTATGTTATTTCCTTTTAAATCATCTAAATTAGGTTGCCATTTTGGTGGCACTTCCTCTCCGTAGCTTATATATGGCTCTGCAATTTTGAAATGCCCGTTCTTAACCATGTATAAGAAAAACCAATAAGTCTCATTACCGAAGTCAATAGTTTCAGTAATAGTTATTTTTTCTTCGTAAATAGTCCATTTGTTTCGTGGTAAATCGCTCAATGTGATACTGTTTAATGTTTTGTTCCCTATGTGCTTCTTGATAGCTAAATATAATCCACTATCAAGATTAACATCTGAATATATGTAAATAGGTAGTCTTAACACTAACTTATCTCCAGCTCTTAACATTCTTTGAGATGTGTCGATTTGTACTCCTGCCCATGTGTTACTAGCTGCACCACTCTTTTTAACATCTAGTGCGTTTCTACCGTTATAATCGCTTGGGATAATAGCAAGTGTAGGATTACCACTAGTTCTAATGTTAGTGTTAGGGAATAATGAATTTAATATCAAATTATAATCCCCTACAATTGCATCTTTCCCTTTTTCTCCTCTATCTCCTTTTAAACTTGCCTTTTCTTGTTCTGAAAGAGCTTGAAATGTTCCTGGTGTCCCTGGTTGCCCTGTGTCTCCTGGTTCCCCTTTTTCTCCTGCGATATATTTTAAATCTCTATAACGATTTGTACCATTACCAACTTTTGCCTTACCTGTGTTTGTTTCGATTCCAATTTCTCCATCAAGCAAAATGATTGAGGATTCTTCCCACTCACTCGATGACATTCTTTTATGTTGAACTCTTATAGGTATAGTTTCTGTCATTAGTTACCTCCATCAAATATATATTTAGGACTTTCATTCCAGCGCCCCTCAAAGTCATTTTGATTGCTATCTGCTATTTCTTTAAATTCTACAGGTGCAAATACTGGGGCGTTACTTCTAATTTTTATCTCTTTATCTTGTCTTTTAAACCATGGACTTAACACTTGCAAATTATATTGTCCGTCGTAAACGTGCATTAAATTCTTTTCAACCTCTCCAGTTTCAAATTGAACTGACAAGCCCTCATAAAAGCCATTTATATCAAGTAAATAAATTTCTAACGGATACGGAGCAGGACGACTAAGTTTAATCTTAATGTCGTAAAAATCGTTTGTTGTACAGATTGCTTCCCAGCTAATAGTGTACTCTTTACCTACTTCGAAACCATCTCCATTATGTTCTACAACTATAAATGGTGTTCCTGCTGGTATTTCCCTGTTTGTATCTCCTACAACTCTATTTTTACCATAAGCAATAGAATCATCTGTTCCAACCATTTTAAAAGTGGTCTCTGCAATGTGTGTAGTCTCTTCTAGTTGCCTTTTTAGTTTATTAAGGTTTTCTCCGTTAATCGACTTGAATTTTTCTTCGAACTCTGATACAGCCTTGTTAACTTCTTCTCTGAATGCATCTGTAGTTGTGTTAAACTCTTCTCTAATCTTTTTAGAGAATAACTCGCTGTTGATTACAGCTTTTTCGATTCCTTCTTTTGCGCTATCTTCTATTTCTTTTTTCTTTTCGTTAAAGTATTTCATGAAAATAGCTTCTTGTTCTTGTAGTAGTTTGTTTAGTTGTTCTTCTAGTGAATCTGATTTTTTCTCTAGCTTTTCAAATTGAGATGCTGTAGTATCGTTGAAATTACTTCTTGTGTCTCCAATTTCTAGCTCGTGATTTTCTTCTAGTAGTACGTCCCACACAACTTTAATTACTTTTGCGTTCTCGTTCATTATTCCTAAGTCTTCATAATAAACTTTTAATGTGTCGCAAAGGTCAACAACTTCAATAGCTGTATTCCCAAAAACGCTACTTACTTTTGATAAGTCTTGATAAGATAGCTTTAAGTTAAGTTTAGGAACTCCAACATTATTATTTTTGATATAGCTGTTAGCTTCACTTCTTAATTTTTCAACTGTTCTTATCTCGTCATCACTTGAGAAGTCTACTTTTAAGATTCTTCTATGTGTAAAATTACTAGCGTGCGGGCTATCTACCACTATCTCTGGTAAAGTTAAGATAATATCTTTCTTTTCTTTGTGTGTATCGTGTTCATCTTGGTATTTAACAAAAGGAAAAATAGATGTGTAAGTTTCAATTATGCTTTGCTCCTGCTCAATATCAAGTAAGTTTTTACCATAAGCTATAATTGTTGGTGTCTCACGTCCCATTTGTTTATGCAGCTTAATGTATAAGTTATCGAACTCGTATTCTCCTCCCCATACATCAAGGATAGAGCCTTCTTTACCTCCCAACGCTTCTCTTGCGTTCTCTATGCTGTCAATAGTCCATTTAGTTTTACCACTAGTTAGGATATCAGACCATACAAGAAACTCACTCTTACTGTCTAGTAGGTTGTTTTTCCATGTCTCAAGAGCATAGGTTGCAGTTCCTGCTACTTCTACTTCTCCATTAAGAACATTCATAGCTGTTTTAACCTGTGATATGTGTTTACAGTATATTTTGTAACCATCTTTAGACTTGGTTATTTGCGATACTATGAACCGTTGATTTTTGGCTCTATGTCCTGCATCGCATTTTATTATCATTCCCTCTTTAATCTTTTCTACGTCTTTTCCGTTTATGCTGTAGTCAAATTCAAGGATATATATCCCGTTACGTTCTCTCGTAACAAAACAATTAGAAGCATCAGAAAGAACTGATACTCCTAAGTGTTCAAAATTAGTTTCATTTGCTTTGTATAAAATAGGATATGCCATTAAACGTTAGCCTCCCATCTTGGTGTAATTTCACAAGTAAAACTGTTGTTATCCCAATTAATAACGTTATCTCCTACTTGTAATTTAGGGAAGGGGTAAGTATATACTTTGTCATACTGCGGCTCTTTGTTCTGATAGTGTGCGCTTTGCGTTTCACAGTCAATAATAATATGTCCACTTACACCTTTTAGCTTGAATATTTGCGAATTAATAGTTAACTTCACATCTCCAGTTCCAGTAAGTTTAATTAGTGGTTTACTTTCTCTAAATTCTGGATTAACTAAGTTTTGTCCTTTTCTAATTTGTACAGGTTGTAACCCTGTTTTTAAATACTTGATAGGATGTAATTTAAAGTTTAAAATACATTTCTTTTTAGCATTTAAGCTACCTTTGATATTGAAAGTTTCGTAAAAGATAGCTTTGTATAAATAATTCTCATCCCAGCTAAACTCAAAGTCTTGCCATATCATCTCTGAATTGATTAACCATTGATTCATCAATCTAATAGTCTCATCAAGATTGATTTTAGGGCTCGTTACTTGTCGTTTCACATAGTACCTTGTGCCATCTGGTCTATACTTAACATCTAACGCTATACTTACTCCTTGATAGAGTGCAAAGGGAAAAGCTCTAGGTACAGGTTTGAGATTCTTCTTGTTCTGAATCTTTCCGCCGTTTACTCCGTCTATCTCAATTAATTCTATATTGTTCTGTGATGATTCTATTTCTATATCATCGATAAGTCTTAACCCTACTTCTTTTGAAGATACTCCATTGTAAGTTATATATTTATTAATCAAGTCTATCCCCCTCCTCTCTTATCATGAATTTAAGCTGTTTATATAAATCTCTTACATCATCTTTAGAATGATTTTCAAAGTTCTCAATATGTAATAACGCTTTGTAATTATTAGCTGTGCTGTTATTAACTGTGTTAGTTGCTCCAACTGTTGCTAGTCCTAGTCCTCCACGTCCTAGACTTAACATTTTCTCAGGCGCTATACTCATTCCACTAGCTCTATCTACCATGTTTCCTAGAGCCTTAAATACTGTAGGACTACCTTTTTCTATCCCTTTTGCGAAACCTGCAGGAACGAACACCCCTAATCTAGCAAATAATCTAGATGGGGAATGAATCATCGCTGCAGCTCTTGCTGCTCTCTCTGCTTGTGCTACTAGGGCGTTTGCTGCTGCTGTAACTGCACCTAATGCGCTCATCATCCCTTGCGCTAGTCCGTTACCTATTTGCGCTCCGATACTTACCATTGCACCGATACCACTTCTTGCTACACCTTGCATAGCACTGTTGATACTGTTCATAGCTCCAGTAATAGCTCCAATAGAACTGTTTAAACCGTTAGCTATGTTCTGTCCGCATTCTTGTCCTGCTTGGCTTCCCGTTTGGCTCATTTGTGATGCCATTTGAGATAATGCAGATATTATTTGAGAACATGCACTTTGTACTGCAGAAACTGCACTTTGCATTGAACTAGTAATACTACTAGATACTGTTGACATAGCGGAAGTTACTGAAACTGCCATACTCGTTATCTGAATACCGACACCAGCTACTGCTGTTCCTATTCCGCTTAATTGTGCTACTGTTGAAGTTATTGAAGCACTTAAAGCAGTAAATGACATTGACATTGTAGTTATTGCCATATTTAAGGTATCAAACATCATAGAAACACCGCTTAATGCCGCTCCCATTCCTGTGATTGCAGCTCCGAACATTGCAAATTGTGCGCCTGCCATTGTTAAACCTAAACTTAATGACATAATGCTAGTATTAAATGATTCTAGCTGTGTACTCATCGCTGTTAATCCAGCTAATGAAGTTAGAGCGGCTGTTGCGAATGTTGATAATCCTGTGCTTGCAGCTGTTATAGATGCTGGTATTGTTTCAAATGCTACTTTAATTGAATCAATAGGAGCTACCATACTTTGTAAGGCTGCTCCTGTTGTTGAAGCTGCTGCATTAACAGAATTTAAAGAGTTACTGAAAGATGACATAGCGTTGCTTAATGATTCCATCTCTCCCGCTTTACCTGTTATACTTCCTAGTCCTAGAGCTATAGCTCCTAAAGATTTAACCAATGCACCAGCACCAACACTAGCTATTTTTTGGATTCCCTCTCCAAAAAGTCTGAATCCATTACCAGCTCTTTCTGCTGATTCTCCAACACTTCTAATTACATTTGAAATACCATCTAATACTGATTTAATGGCACTACCAACACTATTAATTACATTTCCGATTCCTTCGAAAACGCTCTTGATTCCGTTTCCTACTCCTTCAAATGCACTTTTTAGTCCTTCTAATACTGATTTAATAGAACTTCCTACACTTTCAACCAGGCTAGCAACTCCAGTCATAGCGCTTTGAATTGCACTTCCAACGCTTGACACAACGGAAGCTATTCCCTCGAATGCAAGCCTTATTCCGTTACCTGCACCAGTTGCAGCAGCACCAACTCCCACTAGTGCGCTTTGAATCGCACTACCTACACTAGTTACTACACTCGCTACACCTTGTAAGGCACTTTGAATCCCAGTCCCAATGGCTATAATAACTGTCGCTACTCCTTGTAAAGCTGCTTGAAGTCCTGTTCCTAATGCTGTGATGATTGAAGTTAAGGCTGTTCCTAATGCACTAATTACCGCTGTTAAACCTCCAGAAAGTGCTGTAATTACTGCTGTTATTGCTGTTCCTAATGAAGTAAACACCATTGCAACTCCCTCTCCTTGAGTTCCTAACAATGCAAGTCCTGCGCATACTAGAGCTATTGCTGCTCCTAGTGCTAAAAAGTTCTGCGGTGGTACTAATGCTATTGCTTGTCCTAGTCCTCTAAATGCAGTTGCTAGTCCTGTTCCTATGCCTTGCGCTGCTGTTGATATTCCTTTTCCTAAACTCTCAACGATTTTAGGTACTCCACTTAATGCTGTTTTAATACCTCTTCCAATACCTTGTGCTGCTGTTGATATTCCTTTACCAGCGCTTTGAATACCTTTTCCTAGTCCTTCAAATGCATTTTTCAGTCCAACGCCTACATCTTTTACTACCACTCCTATTCCTTTTAGGGCGGAATTAATAACACCACCGATTCCTTTAAAAAGTGATTCTAGTCTACTTTTCGATTCACTTACTTTACCTGTAACATCCTCTAACGGATTACCTACACCGCCGTTACCAGCTCCTTTAGATGATTTTAGCATTTTAAAGAAGTCTAATCCTTTTGAAGCTAATTTAATAGCTTTAATCGAACTAGCTATCGCTAAGAATCCATAAGCTATTGCACTTAACACACTTGGTGGGATGGCACTTATAATCTTACCTATAGTGCTAACTACTTTAGCTGCCCATTTAACTATCTCTCCGAACACTCTAGCTACAACTGATAAAACACCACTATTAGCTAATGCACTTACTACATGTCCTATTGCATTACCAACACTCTTAAGAGCGTTCCCAACTGCAGTTGCTGCACCGCTATCTCTAAATGCATTCCACATCTTTTTAATAGTGCTAGTTAGTAATGAAACTCCGTTAGCTACTTTATTGATGATTCTGTCTATATCAATGCTATCTAAGAAACTGCCTAGTTTATCTGCCATGCCATCAAAATTGATTTTTTCCATAGCGTTTGTTAAACCAGTAATTGCCTTAATTCCGAATTTATTTAACTTTTGGAAAGCTGGTTGTAGTTTGTTAGCTAGTGATTCTTTCGCTCCATCTATAGCTTGGTCTATACTTTTAAATTCAGTTGCCATTTTTGCAAAATACTCATTGTTACCAACCTTTTTAATCGCATTGAAGAAGTCTTCTGTTTTTACAGTTCCGTCTTGTACTGCTTTAACAAGCTCACTTGTAGACATTCCCATTTCTTTCGCTACTGCACTAATCCCAGCGGGCGTTTGTTCTAACATAAGTTTGAAATCTTGCCATGCTACTTTAGGTTTCGCTGCCATTTGTACAGCCTGTGTACTCAATGTTTTCATAGCTTGCGTTGGATTCTCTGCAGCTGCTGCTAGTCCACCAAATCCAGTAACTAGCTTGTCAGTCCCCTCTATTCCTACTGCTGCTAATTGTGAATAGGTTTGTGCCATGTCAGAAGCGCTATAGATTGTTTTAGTCGCATAATCCTGCATAGCACTTTTTGCGGCTTGTATTTCATTTGTACTTTTACCTAGCATTTGCATATTACCTTCAAAGGTTTGCCATGCTTTAGAAGAGCTGTTTAACTCTGATATCATACTTTTAACACCAGATGTAACGCTACCTATTGCCTTACCAATACCAGCGCTTACTAGATTAGCACCTAACACGCTTTTAAATAGAGAGCCTGTCTTTTGTCCTGCGCTTTTAAGTCCCTCTAGTGAATCTTTAATACCTTTTATTCCAGACTTTGCCTTTTCTCCTGTTAAGTCAACATCTATTTTTACTTTACCTACTGCCATTATTCAACCTCCTTTCTTGTTTATTTTTTTAAGATAATTTATTAATCTTCTTCGTAAGGAAGTTCATATTCTTGCTGTAGTTTTCTCATGTCTTCTTTATACTCTGCGCTGTCTCCTTTTCTTGGCTTCCATTGTCTGATTTTCAATACTTCCATGAATTTAGTATCGCTAGGGAGACCATTTAACAGAGCATTGAACTTTTTCCAATGCAATTTTTGTCTTTCTTCGATTAAATCGATTCCATAAGCCTGAAAAAAAGAAGCGTATATATAATCCGCATCAAATTTAAGACTATATACACGCTCCTCCTCTTTCTTTTGTTGTACAGGCATAGGGTTGCCTGCTAAGTCATATTCAATTGCTTGGTTTTTTTCGTTGACAATGTGTTCTTTAAAAACTTCTTCTAAGATTTCATTTACTTCCATCAAGTCAAAATTTGAGAAATTAGCACCAGTTAGCATTTGTAAAGCTAAATAAGGCTTTATTTCTTCCTGTATCTCTGAATCTTGAAGAAGTTCAAATACTCTTAACACTTTGCCAAAACTTAAATCAAGAGGATAAACATCGCTACCAATTATTAAATTATCTTCTAGTTTACGTGATAAATTTAACATGATTAGTCTTCAAGATATTTCAATAGTTTATCTTCTTTATAAGTGTTCCCGACTTCTTCAAGTAGTCCTTTAATCATCTGTATAGCAAATAGTAAACAAGTAATACTAGATTCATTAGCTAAGCTGTAAACTCTAGTGAACGTCTCTTCATCGAATAGCGATTCCCATATATCTTTACTCATGTTAAAGATTGTATCTAAGTCTTCTGTTGTTCCTTTCATGTTAGCAGCTTGTTCTTCTAGCTTTCCTAGTTCTTTTCCTAATCTATCAAGTTCTTTTAAATTTTTGTCATTTGCTGCAAAATTTAAAGTAAACTCTCCGAATTCTACTGGAATTGTGTTCTCATATCTTTTAATTACAACCATGTTAAATATCCTCCTAAATTATATAAATTAAACTACTGCTGTTTCTTTTGGTAAAGTTACCCAACGTAGAGTACATTCAAAGTTTTCAAACTCGTTAGCATCTCCATCTCCTGCTTTGATTCCACTAGCGATGGCAACTGCTTCCCATTGTGTTTTTTTATCAGATGAAACGACTTTAAACCATACTTTTCTCTCGTCTCCTACTTTGTAGCGAAGTCCTGCAATTAGTTTTTGTGCTTCGTCTTCTACGTCATAGTTCCCCTCGAATGAGAAACCAGCCTTAACAGAGACAACTACCTCTTCTGGTGTACCGTCTCCGTCATAGTATGCGATGTCGTCAGTATCTTCATCTGTTTCATCGTTAACTGTTTTAATATATTTAGCTAACAGTTTATAATCTGTTTTTTGTGGTGCTGTATCTGGACTAGCAGGGTTGAAAACTGCTACAAAATGCTGTCTTAATGCGTTCTTTTGTCTTGCCATTAATTGTTATCTCCTTTAATTTCTAATTTTGCTGTTAGTGTTAGTGTGTAAATGAAAAAGCCTTGCTCATCTTGTCCGTTGATAGATGGCTTGGCTATTTCCATTTCTAAAAATTGATATGAATTGTTTAGACTAGGTAATTTTATTCCGAATTGTGATAAATAGCTGTGAATAGTCCATATAATAGCATTTGCTCGTTGATTGTCTTTGCTTTTTACAGCTATCTCATAAGGCAAACTTATCTCTTGTGAGCCGTCCATAAATAGCTGTTCTACACGTCCTCCACTTATAAGATTAATAACTAGGTCGTCTTTCTCGTTAAAGTAGTCTATTCTAGCTTTTAATCCTAAGTTAAGTGTGTTTACATAATTACATAGCACTATTTGAAAATCGTTGTTTGTTATCATTGTAAATTAAGTCCTTTCAATACTATTTCTTCCCATTTGCTCATATTAGAAGCTTCTGCTTTTTCTACCCATTTAGTACCAGTTCCTGGTGTCGAATACTTCCTAAATGTAACAATACCATTTGTTCCGAAATAGTGCGCTCTTGCATATACTGTGTGCCATACTGCAGCAGCTCCCTCTGTACGTCCACTCCCTACAAGTTTTCCTGTTTTGCCTTGTGGAACATAACGTTCTGAATCCATAACAACTTGATTAGCTACTATAGTTCCAGCTTTTTTAATACCTGCAGGAGTAACAGAGTTTTCTAATTTAGATATATCGTAACTAATTGTAATACTCATTAGATTACGTTAACCTCGTATGAGAAGATTTTGCCATTAAAGTAATTAACTTGATAACTTACTACTTCATAAGTTCCATGCTCGTCTGTAATTTGTGCTTGTAACCAACTATCATTTACTTTCACTTTAGAGAAACGGGGATATATAAATATAGTCCCTGTTCTATTCCTAACCGTGTTAGTAAGCTTACTAGCTTTTTCAGTCTTATCTATCGTAAGCCTATCAAACCTTACAAAATCAACTGTAAAAGGCTCTTGGTGGGCTTTCTTGCCCCACATATCAACATCATCAACTAATTTTACTTGGATAGTGTCAGTAAGTAGTCTTTTATCTATCATATACAGCCTTTCTGTAACCAAAACCAACGCTATTTAGTAAGTTAATTGTATCTTGTGAGAGATTGAAGTTATCTTTTATAGCGTTAGTTGTGTTGTTGCTGTAATTGATTGTTGTTCTACCTATAGACAAGCTGTTTAAACTTGCCTTATCCTCTGCGGTTGTGATTCCGCTAGTATCCATGTAATTAATTTGATATGCTATTGCTTGCTTTACAGCGTTTTTCCTTATAGGTATATCAGATTCAAATTCTACATTGCTGTAGAAGTAGTCTGTGTATAAATCTATAATGCTGCTTGCTCGCTCCTCTAACTGTTCAAAGTTATCTATTTCATCAAAACCTAGTCTTTCGTATTCATTTGAAGTTAAGTAACTCATTTTTTAACCTCCTACAAAGAGGAAGCTAGATTACTAAACTTCCTCTGTGCTTTCTTTTTTAGTTTTCTTTAATACTAATGCATCTTCTCCTAGAGCTAGTTTAATCTCTTCTGCTCTTTCTTCGGAAAACTCTGCTGTTTCTCCTACTTCGTAAGTGCATTTCTCGTATTTGTCAGTAAATTCTTTCTTAATTGTATATTTAGGCATTTTTACCTCCTATTAAGCTAGTGTACCTGCAATTTTAACAACTGCTTTTTTGTTGTCATCTGAAATGTAGTTACCACCTTTTGCAGCTGTTTGTAATTTAACACCATCAAACTCTGTAGCCTCAATAGTTCTAGCTGTGTTGATACCAACGAATGGAATTACAACACCATCTGGAGCAACTAGTCCAACTACACCTGTTGGGAAATATTGTTCCGCTGTTTCTTCTAATACGATGCCTTTATATTTCAATTGCTTGTTCTCGTCAATAGATACGCTAGAGCCTTTAGCTGTAGTGTTTGAAGCCATATCAACGATTGCGCTGTATAATTCTGACCTGATATATGCTTTCATCGGGGCGCTAATTTCACTGTTAACAGCATATGTATGAATGCCATTAAATAATTTTTTAATTGTTCCCTCTTGTAAGTCTGCAAGATTTTCAGTTTTACCAGCGTTATCTGATAAGAATTTACCTACTTTCTTATTCATGTCTCTTGTTTGTGCTTCTGTTTGTAATTCAAATCGTTCTGCAACAACTACATCTAAGTCATTGTTAACTGTGTGTCTGTCGATTCCCTCGTGAATCGCTAAGTCGTAGCTGTAAGGCACATCTTCATCTTGATAGATAACTTCTGTCATATTACCAAAACGGCTTCCTGTTCCTGTTCCTGTTCCGAACGCTGTATTTGAATCTGTGCTATAAGTTCCAATTACTACTGGTGTAGCATTAGTTTTAACACTAAACGCTTTAGCATTGTGTTGAACACCGTCTTTAATTTGAATAGGAGCTAATACTCCACTGAATGCTTTAGTTGCGTTAAAAACTGACTTTAATATTCCTTTATATTCTTTTTCATAAATTCTGATTGGTTGATTTTGATTTCCTGCCATATTTGTTTAATCTCCTTTGATTGCATTAGTTATATTTATCAATTATTGCTTGGAACGGGTTTCTTTCTGTTTGCCCTGTTCCGTTTGGGTTTCCGCCGACAACTATCTGCGGTTGTGGTTGCTGTTGTACTTGCTCTTGTTCGAATAAGAACGGCTTACTTTCTCTAAGCCCGTTAACTACTTCATCTAGTTTAGGCTTTCCATCTTCTCCTAGTTCTATCTTGTCAATGTCTATAAGTTTCATTAACACATCAGAATCGTATGCCTTAACATCTTTTAGAGCTAGTGCTATAGCATTAGTTTTATTTATTTGTTGCAGCTTACTATCGCTCTCAACCTTATACTGCTCATACTCTTGTTGTAACTTTTCTAGTGCCTGCTTAACATCGCTGTTAGCTTCACTACTTTTCTTTAAATCTTCTAGCGTTTGTGATTGAGTTTCTAGTTGCTGTTTCAATGTCTCATTTTCTGCAGTTAACTCATTCTTTACTTGTGTTCTAGCGTGTTCTAGTCCTGCCCCGTACGCCTGCATGATTTCGTCAATCGCTTCTTTATCCGTTATACCTGCATTAATTAACATTTCTCTTTTTAAGCTCATTTGATAAGCTCCTTTCGTTTTACGTCCATCGACTAAATTTTTAATACATAACGTGGTATTAAACACGAAAAAAAGCAGTTTAACGACTTACTCTAGGTCGGAATTGAATTTCATATATATTTCAAAGTTTTCTTTATCGGTTGCCCATCTAACATTGTTGTTGTTTTTAAGAATATATCTCGGAAAACCTACGTAATGAATCTCGTCGCTCTTAAACCCTGCCTCGTAAACAACGTTGTTGTTGAACATACCGATGTAGTAGCATTTGTCATATATTGTTTTATTTAGTATTTCTTCCATTTTTATCACTCGCTTTTAATATTTCATCTACTACACTTTTATTAAAATCTAAATTATCAACCCTCAATATATTAGGATGCCATGGAATTTGCTCCCCTTGTATTGATATTTTATATCTCAATAATTTCAAATAATCGTCAACCTGTTTACCTTTATAACTTTCTCCAATTTGAGGGTCGTAAAATTGAATGTTTCCATCTTTTTTATAAACATGAATAACGTGACCAGTTCTACCATGTCCACGCCATCCAAAATCCATTGTGTAACGTTCCCCTTCTTTAATTGTATTAACTAAATGTTTTTTAAATGATGCTGGAGTATGCGGCGTTTCCCTTTCATCTGGTAAGTAGAGCGGTTTGATTTTAGTACCTTTCTCATACCATGCCCCCCTATAGTTCGTTGTTAGTTTTTCCAACATTGAGCCTTTAGTATTAGGTAACGCCTCAACATCGTAGCCCCTCAACCTCGCTTCAAACGCAACAACGCAAGTCTGACAGTTCGTACTGTAACCAACATCTTTACCGTGTTTAGGATTTGCGTTCATTCCGTTAGCTTGTTCAAAAGACATTGCTTTGCCTTTTCTAACACCAGCAAGCGTTGGATTATCTCTAATTGGTGCTTTACCAATTACTGTTGGATTCTTTTCTATAAGTTCTTTCTTACTAGCTCTTAATGTTTTTTCTCGTAGTTTTAATTTGTTATATAATTCGGTATCATCAAGAGCTTTTGCCATTTGTTTTTTATCTCTTACTTTTTTTATTTCTCTTTCGTAAGCATTGAATCTTGCCTTATCTAATGCATTTTCTTTTGCTTCTTCCTCTGTTAAATCTTTTAAATGGTCTGGCAATTCTGGTTTGTAGTTCACACCTATTACAAAAGGTGTAAGGTAATGCCCACAGTTGATACCTAGACAACCTCCAGCAGTACCTAATCCATAATCTGGTAAGCTTAATACTCTTTCTCCTTTTATAGTTCTTGCAACTCCTTTAGTTACTATCCTATGTTGAAGAGGGGCGCACATCTCTCTAGCGCTTGACTTAGCGCTGTAGTAATAAGTGTCTATCCCTAGCTCTTTTGCTGGCTCTTCTTTAAGCTCTCTGTAAGTTCTAAACGTTGTAGTTCTTATTACTGTTTTAGCGTATCTCTCTGCTGTCCATGTCCTACCACCTTTATCTACAAATGCAGTAAATCCGTTGTCAAACATTTCAAATACTGCTTTAGTTAAGGCTTTTTTCTCGTCTGATATACCACCAACAACCGCCCCTACTGCCTTTTCTAAGGCTTGCTTAAATCCTTTTTGTAGAGCTGGAGGAAGTGAGGTATTAATCAAGTTGTTTGTTTCATACATGGTTTGCCTTGCCATTGCATCTAAAGACTTCTGCAAACCATAATTGATATTAGCAGTTGTTTCTAGTGCCTTTGCTAGTTGTTCGTGACCGTGTTTATAAATCTTAAACCCCTCGTTAGCAATAACATCTCTGAATAGTCTTTCTGATATGTCGCTATATTTAGCTATCGTTTGAACATTCTCTTCTGTTAGTAAATGCATATCGTTTAACTTTTCTAATTGCCAGACATAAGGGTTTCTTAATAAATCTGCATTGCCTCGTTGTTTTAATCTTTTAATTGTATTAATCATAAGCTCAATGGTTAAGTCATGGTAAACTTGCTCTACTTCTTTAGACTTAATCCAGAACTTACCATCGTTTTCTGTTATCTTCATCTTCGTTTATTCCATAAATATCTATGTCTTCTTTTTCTAACTGCGGCTCAACTTCTTTATTAATCTCGCTTAACATCTCGCTAGCTTCTTCATCAGTTACATTTAATATCTTACCTATTGCAAACTTACGACTTACTAATCCACTAGCTACAGCCTTAATCCAGTATGTAAGCTCTGCGTTTCTATCAGTAAATATTCCATCATCTAAATTAATAGATATTTCTTCGAATGTCGGTATTTCTCCGTTATAGATTCCGTTAGCTTTAGCAAGTTCGCAAATAGATATTACTAACTCTTTCAATGATATTTCTACTAGTGAAACTATACTGTTTCTCATTTGGTAAGTATCTGAATTTTCACTAACTACCTCTGTAGCAGTTTTCATGCTCTTACCATCAAAAGTAAACATACCAGCACTAACTCCTAGCTGCATTTCAAAGATTGATAAACCTTTGTTAATTGCTTTTATGTAGTCTTCCGCTCTTATTGGTGTAGTTAAATCTACTATCTTGTTATCATCAATACCCCCGCCAACTTGAACAAATACATTTTGTTCTACCTCGAATCTACGTTTCTTAATAAAATGTCCGTCATTATTTTGGAAAGTTACTTCTGTTAGATTGTCTGGCACTGCTACTCTACGTTGCCCCATCTTAATCTCCCACATAAACTCATCATATGTGCGATTGATAAAGTCTATTGTAGTTTTTGCATTATCAAAGATTGATAAACCTAATGGGCTGTTAATATCTTTGTTGTTCATTCCTGCAGTTTTTAAGTAAGTGAATAACGGTCTACTTAACCCCTTAATTGTCACGCTCTCTGTTAAATCTTCATATAAGTCTGTTAAAGGTACTCTAGTACCTACAACACTACTTGAATTAGATTTATAAAGCTCATTAGTTATCTCTAAGTCTTCTCCATTCCATTCATGAAACTCTATTAACGTGTAATACTTATTCTCTTTACCTTCGCTCTTAATTGTCTTTGTAACAATAGCACTACTTGAAATATCTTGAGTGTTACTCTCTAATGGTAGAAAGACAGGTGCTTGAATGAAAGCTATCTTTATTGTTTTACCATCAAAGTAAGGGCGCATTGCTAAGCCCCCTAGAGCTAAACAACTTTCAAGGTATCTTTCAAAGTTCTTGTTAAACTTATCATTGTTAAGTATGTCTTGTACAAACTCGTTAGCTTGCTCGTTCTCTACTGTTACTTCTGCTTGTTCGTTGTAAACTAAACTAGCTATTTTCTTACAAGCAGTCCTTGCCAATGGCAAGTGATTATATTTTCTTGTCTGCTGTTCTCCGTCTGTGTTGATATATTGCACATCTGCGAACTTACTTTGATAATATGTAAGGTTGCTTTGTATTCGGTTGTACTCTTCACTAGTAACAGCTATTTTTGGATGGTCTGTTAAATTAATTAAACTTCCCTGCATTTGCCATTTGCTCCTTTTAAATAAATTCTTGATTATCTGTATAATTCCCATTTAATCGCTCCTATGCTTTTAATCCTAGAAGTTTTGCGTTATCTAAAACAAAATATTTAAACTCATCGACTGTATGGTCGTCCTCTTTAACCACTCTTGGTTCTTCTGTATTGATAGTCTTTTCATCATATCTATATATCTTGTGTTCTTCTATAAATATCTTGTTGTTTTCATTATCTAAATAAAAAAATCTACCTTCTGCAAGTAGACTTGTTACCATATCAATCATGGTTTGATTTTTCTTTTTAGCTACTGGATGCCATCTAATCCCATAATCTTTAAAGAACTGGTTACGTAATGCGCCCTCTGCGCTATCTATTGTCAACTGAATCAAGTTAGCGTTGTATTTGTCTTGTACGCTATCTATAAACGATTTAATCTCAACAGTTAGCTCACTAGGTGCTAGCTTAACACTCTTACCTGCAGGGCTGTAATAGTAAGTGTCTAACAATATTACATTTCCTCTTGCAGTAATTCCATAAGCTCCGCAAGCAGTGGCACTTTGTTGATGTCCTGTATCTAATGCATACGATATTCCTATTAATCTATCATTGCTAGGTAATTCAGTTAAAGGATGGAAGCACGCCATATTATACACATTACTTCCTAAACCTACTGGCTCTCCTAAGTAGATATATCTATAATACTCATAATCGTTTTGCTTGATTCTTTCTATATCCAGTAACATTTGTTCAGTTACGAATCCTAATTCATCATTTAAGTAACTAGATTCATGTACTAAGTAACTATCATCTGTCTTTACCTCTTCGCTCCACTCATTAATCCAGTTGTAAGGGTTTCTAGGTGGGTTGTAAGACCAATAGAATTTAACAAACCTTACGTCCTTATGCTTCTGTCTCATGAATGTAATGTTTGTTTGGTCGAACTCTTCTTTTGAATCAAACTCTGCTGCCTCTTCATACCATACAGCTACTATATCATTTATATCGTTTGACTTAAGTTTTTGAAAGTCATCTGCGCCATAAAAGTAAAATGTAGAGCCTGTGTATATATGCGTTATTTTAAATGGACTTACTGTCGCTTTGAACTGGTTAGCATAACCATATATATTTAAAGCCCATTGTATCTTGTTGAATACACTGTCTCTTATCGTGTTAGCTACTTTTCTGATTACTACTACATTAGCTCTTTTATTTTTGTTTAGTTGCTTACTCATCTCTTTAACTAGCTTCAATGCTACTACAGAAGACTTGAAACTGTTACGTCCACCTTTTAATACGTTGTAAGGAACTCTTGATTCCCATACACTTTTAAAATGTGGGTTTACGTTCTTTTCTATTCTAAATACACTCATTAATCATCATCCCAACTATCAACAATTATTACAGGCTCTTGTACTGGTGTGTTGTCTTTTTGGTCGCTCCATGCTGCTTTGCGATTTTTTAACCAGAATATCTGAGCTGTTGTATTTGGTTTGCTGTATTTAGTAACCGTTACTACAGCTCCTGCATTAGTTACTGTTTCCTCTGTATAATGGAAACCTACAGCGCTCTTAAATAATGCGTTCTCTACTTGCCTGTCTACTACTTCTTTACCCTTTTTTAAGGAAGACAAAAAAGACGGAAAACGTTTCTTCCAGTCTTTAAGTGTAGTGTAACCTATTCCCATATTTTGAGCTATTTGTTTATCAGTTAGACCATCTCTTGCCCAACCCTCCACAATGATTAAACTTTCTTCCGTTAACCAGTCATCATATTTTGCCATCTTACCGCCTCCCTTCTTGACAAAAATAAAAAGCACTTTTTACAGTGCTTTTTCTTCGTATAAAAAAATTAAAAAAATATTAAAGGTATGTCGCGTTGTAAATAATTTTTTAATGATTACCTGAAGTATTAAAAAAATAAAATTAAAATAAAGAGTTTTTCATTATGAATAGAAGTAATAATCTTCAATTTTTGCAAGTAGCTAACAGAGAACGTTTTGCCTATTTATCTTATACATATAATTTTGTTAGTAATTATGTTTTAAGTAATTATGTTTTAAAAAATATTAATCTGAAAGGAAAGTTTTATGACTGAATACCATTTTGTTAACTTTCCCTGTTAACTCTTACACTTATATTATAGTACTTTCAAATATACTTGTGTGTACCTCTTTATACTTATTTCTACTTTCTAATACTTATTCAAACTCTTGGGATATAGATTTCTTTTAATGCTGCTGTGTGTTTATTAGCTCTAGTGTTAGTACTTATATCTAACCTAGTTTCAATCTCATCCCATTTCTTGCATTCTATATATCTCATGCTCAACAATAATCTATATTCTTCATTCTTCACATTGTCAATTATCTTCATAATCTCTAGCATTGAATTATGTAACTCAATATTCTTTTGAATGATATATTCTTTACATTCATCCGTTTTATCTATAAGAGCTTCCCAGCTTGATTTATTCCCGCCTTTGATTTGTTCTTTAGCATAGTCAATAGCTTTTACTTGTGATTTTCTATATTCAATAGTCTTTAATGTGTTGTTCTTACTTTCTATTAATCCTTGCAAGTAATTAATTCTACTTAAATAATGAATCTTCCAGTTTGCTCTTTTTTCTTCTTTTGTTCTCATGCACTATCCTCTTTTAATCTTATTTTACTCTCTTACGTTTTAATACTAATGCTAGTGCTAACATACCTACAACTAATAATGATAAATCTTTACTTGTTGTTCCTGTTGCAGCTAACTTCTTAACTTGATTAGTTTGTTTACTTTCTTTCTTGACTGCCTTAACTGTTTTAACTTTAGGTACTTCTTTTTCTTTTGGCTTTTTAACTTCTTTTGGCTGCTCTGGAATCTTAAGTTCTGGTAACTCTAATATAGGTGCAGGTGGCATCATAGGGATGTCAGTAATATCAAGATATGGTTTCTCTAGCACTGGTGCTGGTGGTAATAAAGGTATATCATCAATGTTAAGCTCTGGTTTTTCGTATTTAGGTGCATCGTTAGGTATCTCAAATACTGGTTTATTTTCTCCCACTACGTTTCCTGTTCCTTTTGCTATTTGTACTTCAACGTCTTTGTCCCAGTCTACATTGTTGTCTGCTTGTATTCTTAAATTGTTAGTTGGATTTTTAGATAAATCTTTAACTCTTAAATCATATTCTAAAGATACAATTTCATTTAATGCTGGAAGTTTAATAACGAATCCATTACTATTAAATGTGATGTTTTCTTTAGGAATCTCAGATATTTCAGTCCATGGATTAATAGAAGATACTAACCTAGCTTTTAAACTTCCCTCTACATATTCTTGGTTGTTGTCCCATTTGTCAGTGATTACGGCATTAGTTAAATTAGCTTTCTTATAGTTGACACGTCCTGCCCAAGAAATGATATTACCTTTTTGAGTACCCCATTTAGTAACAATCTCTTGCGGGTCTGGTACTCCGTCTTTATCAACTTTCGTACTTACAATAGTTCCGTTAAAGTTTAAATCATATGTAGTAGTCTCTTTACCTGTTACTTTTTCCTTATTCCATACAGTCATTAAAGAAAGCTGCATGCTCTTATTTAATGGTTTATTAGTGAAATAATCGTTAAATACTGTAGTTACGTTGTTGTTCTCTACACTTGCTGTTGCTTTACCTACTACAGCCCCCTCTGCGCTGTTCACATCGAAATTGTAGCTTGTTTGTAAGTTTAATTCTTGTGGCAGGTTAAACACTACCTTGTCTCCGTTATTAATCTTTAAATCATCACTAAATTTAGTTTTATATTCAACCGTTACAGGTCTGAACCTATCCACACCTGTTATTACTTTTACTTCTGGCTTATCAACCTTAATCTCGTTAGCTGTTGCTACTCCTCCAAAAAATATAATCATAAAAATTGTTGTAATTGTAAATAATATCTTTTTCATTTATTCTTTATCCTTTCTTTTATTAAGCTTCTAATATTGTAAAATCATCAATTTTCTTTCCATCGATATCTGTAACTCTCACAGATAACACAGAGAAGTAATAACCGTTTCCATCATCTGCGTGGCACTCTGCTTGTGCTATCTCATTTTGGTTATGAAATACTGTTATATACAGCTTATTTACGTTCTCGTTATAGAAAACCTCTTTATCATGTCTAAATTGAACATCAGTTATTATTCCCTCAAAGTTTTCTGACAACTTCCAGTCTCCATAAGCAACCGCTCAACAATCATTATCAGACATATAAAACTTGACTTTTGTTCCGTCTTTTAAAGTTAAAGTATCTTCATTGACTTCTGCTATTTCTTTATATAATAATACTTGTTTAAACTTTTCTAAAGATTCCATTCTTTTATATCCTCTAACCTTTCTACTTTTAAATTTTTAGCACTTATTTTCTCTATACTTGAATGTTCTGAAATATATTTAGCTAACTTCTTTAATTCTTCTTCCATATATGGCACTATAGCTTTGCTTGGGCTTCTTTCATAGTATTTCTTTTTATAAAATGTTCTAAGCATTAGCTTTCTAAAGTAGTATAAAATTATTTTCATCTATTCTTTATCCTCTCTTTTTAAATCTTTGATACTTATTGATTTTTTTGTTAAATTTCCTGTGTAAGTTTTGTTCGGGTCTATTAAAAATTCATCTTGATTTATTTTATAAAATTTCCATTTTTCATAATTTCTTTTTTGCATAGCTCTTTCTTGCATTTCTACGTATTTATTTTTTATAATTTCATAATTTGATACTGCAAACTGTATAAACTTATCCTCTATAAAACAACCTGTAGCATGTATCCCGCTTGTGCTCTTCAAAAAGAAGCCACCGTTCTCGTTGAAAAGTACTTCGTACTCTGTTTCTCCATCAGTTATTACATCTCCTGCATAAATGTCTTTATTGTTTTTATCTTTCAAACCTGTTTTTAACATCAAAAACACATCTTTAACATCATATATCCCATAAGGTGTATATACAGTATCGCTATTAACATTTATTTCTGAAACTGGACTAACTACTCCTAAAGATTTGATAAACACTTTCATATCTTCGAAAATATTCATCTTTTAACCTCCTATAAAATTTCTTTTAAGAATACTATATCTTGTGTGTGTAAATTTCTGTAAACGTAAACACAACTTGTAAGTACTATTAATATTACTAAAGTAATTAATAAGTATTTAATCATCTTTTTATAAAACACTCTTTCGTCGCTTTTATATGAGCAATCCATCGACATAAAACTAATCCATAAGCCAACAGCAACAAAAAAAATCGCTATTACTAGTGTATATAAAAAGTAGTTGCAAATGTCATATACTACAAACTGCATTTTTAAATGCTCATATACTTCTGGCGCTTTATCAACACTTAAACTTAATTTCTCAACTACTTTCTTTATTAAATCGTCCATCTATTCCCCCTCCAGTTCAATTATTACTTTTGTTTTCTCTAACTCTTCTAAAAACTGTAACGTTCCTATCGCTCGTGAATTTTGATAAACTTCATCTAGCTTTTTAGCAAAGTCTGAATCTAGTTCTATTTGTTTATCTTCGTTTAACCTAGCTTTAAAAGTAATTGTCGATGTTCCTTTTTTAGCTTTAATCTTCACATCATCCAACCATATTTCAATATTATCTTTTGTGAATATTCTTTTAAATTCATCTATTACTTTTCTTTGATTCTCTTCGCTAGTTGTTGATAAATCTGGTAAATCATCTAAAGCAGTATCATATCCATAATAATGTAACTTGTTATTTGTTGATTCTACTTCATCAAGAAGCCATATTTGACTATAATAATTATGAACAGTTCTTAAAATTACTCGTTCTGGATGTTTACTTTCCATTAGCACAACACCTCTATTATTTCATCTCCAAACAAGTCAATGCACTCTTGTGCTATCTCCCCTGATTTAAAGTAAGGTAGTTTAGTGAATTTATTTATATTCCATGTTTTTTTATACGTCAACTCTAAGTTTCCTTTTAGAGTTTTACAACAATATATAAAAATTTTTTCTTGGCTGTCATCTTCCCAATTAGGCACCCAACCTTCATTTTTAATCTTAGCCCATTGGTGTAGTTTAAATAATAGCTTACGTTCTTTTAAGAATTGTTCAGCTTCTTTTTCTATGTTGAAATATAAACCGTGTTCAAATAGATTTATATCATGTTTATTATTAGCGAAATAAGGTGTGTTACCTATTTCACCATCATCACTATCGATATAATATACAATTTCATCATTTCCTGGATAAGTCAGTTTAAACTTTTTCTTATCATCTTCTAACTTACTTATAAACTCATCTCTTAACGCTTTTGCCTTCTCGTCATACTCTTTGATTAATTGTTCTTTATTCATTTTCTAATTCTCCTTACATATTAAATAAACTATATACCAACAATCCGAACATAAATAATATTGCCATAATTAATAAAATTTTCTTCATTCTCAAACTAATATATTTGTTACAAAACAAAACTGCAGGATTTATAATTTCCGTTTTTATCGTATTCTTTAATTCTACTACTGCTTCTTCCGTTGTGTTAGGTTTAGTCATTTTTTAGTAACTCCTTATTTTATTTTTATATCTTCTTTAGATTATTTTTTATCATTTTATACTTACTCCATGATTTTATTTCAGTTATACCTAATTTCAACAATTCTTTATTTTCATATTCATTACCTAACACTTCAATACTACTTATATTATTGAAAGGTGCAGAATCTCTTAAACACCATGTTCCTACAATATTATTATTGCTGTTATCAATATCTCTAACAACAATAACCTTATAATCAAAGTCAATCTCTATTACTTCTAATACTTTCTTGTCATTCTTGCTATAAACTCTAGGTCGTAACATTCTAAAAACTCCTTATCTTAATTTATTTTTTAAGGCTTGAATTGATTTCCAAAACAAGCCTTATGAATCTTACTTGTTACCTACGAAAATTAATAATACTTTTTTATTCTCATGAATGCTGTCAAGAATCTTAACTTCTAAGACTTTTTCATTTGCTGCATCTAGTCCAATCTCATCAATATTACTGTCTTGCACAAACTCGTTAATATCGTTTGCCAACATCCCCTCTGTTGTTTCTATTTGTACTACTTTTTTTAAATTATCTAGCATTAATTTCTCCTTTGTTTTTGAATTTTGATTTTATTGATTTTTATTGAAAACATTATAGACCTAAGTTTAACAATTCAGTTAAACACTCTTCTTTTTCATCTCTCTTCAAACTCTTAAATATTTCTATTATATCTTTAATAGCTTCTTGTCCGTTGCTTTGTAAGAGCTGTGCTACTTCAATCCCTCCTTTCATGGCAATTACTTTTAGTCTATTCTTATTAGGTAAATGATATCCTTTTTCCCAACGATACACATCAGATTTTTTAGCGTTAACTAACTCTCCGAACTGTTCTAATGTTAATCCTAGATTTACTCTTATGTCATGAATCTTCTTACCTACTAGTTTTTTCTGCACCTCTTTTAAACTCTTATCTTTCATTTTTTAATACTCCTTTAATCTTTTTTATATCTCTCTAATACTTTATTAAAAATCTCTCTAACTAGTTTCAATGGGATGTTTGAACGCTCGTTATAATCTCTTGAAAAATCACGAAATTTTACTTTACTTGGCACGTTTTCATTTTTTAAATTCAAGTCAAGATTACTTTTAAATTTTGTAGGTTTCTTAATTGGATAATCATAGTTGTTATAAAATGTCTTGTTCTCGTGTTCAATTTCGAAACCTAGTATTTTTTCTATGTATTCCCATATCTTGCTAGATACTGGGTTTTCTATGATGTAGTATTTAGGTTTGTATCGTTTAATAATCTCTATTAAATTGTAAGTACATAATTCTCCGTTTATCCTCTTTATGAATTGTCTTTCCGGGGAAAATTGAGTTTTGCTATAATCTTTATAATCTCTTATAGTAAACTTTGATAATGGTACCCTTGGTTTAAAGAAACTATCTTTAGTTTCTTCTTGTTTCCAACATGCATTCCCCCCCCACATAGCACTAGCTACAGACCAGCTCTCACAAGGAGGACTAGCTATTATTAAATCTGGTGTAGGGAGTTTGTCTAGTTCTTTATATATGGGATTATTCTTTGAAACATAGTCATAACTAGCTAAGTTTAAATTAATGAAATGTGTATTCTTGTTTTGCACATCTAAACCAACACTATAAATCTCTATATCTTCCATTGTGTCCACTACTTGCTTATAACAGCCGTTCCCACTATCGAAAAGCGCCCATATAATCATCTTGTCTTTTTTCAACTAATCACTCCTTATCTACTCTTTTCTGTAGCTCATATACATCTACACCTAATGCCTTGCTTAATATTCTCAATGTTCTATATCTTGGCTTTACTAATCCCTCTCTAGCTTCTTGTATAGTCTTTCTGTGTAGTCCAGTAACTGCAGCTAATCCCGTGTTAGTAACTCCAATCTCTCTCATCAACTCATCAAGTTTAGTTCTTTTCATTTTCTTGTAATTTCTTTCTAATGAGTTCTAAAACTTCTGCAGGTGTCTCCTCTACTAACAACCCACTTTTTCTCTCTCCTTTAAAGTGAATCGAACTTCCTCCTAATATACCTGCTACAATTTCGCTTATTTTTTGGTAATTTACGTAATATGGTTCTCCACTTGGGAAAAAATCATTTTCGTATAAAGATAGTTTAATAAACGGCGTACCTGCTGCAACATCTTCTCTAACCTCTTTATTAGCTGTTTCTGGCTGTTCTAAGACTTCTGGTTTATCTTCCTTTGTAATTTCCTCATAAAGCTCTTTAATCTTGTTATAGTTGTTTATACTAGGTCGTCCGCCGCTTTCCCATTTATAAATGGATTGAACATTTACTCCTAGATTATTTGCTAGCATAGGTGCGTTTAAATTGTAATGTTCTCTAATTACTTTTATCATTCTTTCTACTCTAATCACTGGTTTTACTTTCCTTTCTTGTTTCTCTTTTTTAATCTTTTCAATGTTGTTAAATGCTGTGAATAAATTATCCTTTGAATATAATTCCGTCATCTTCATCTTTCTCCTCTTCATCTTCAATCACTTCTTTAAAGTGAATTTCTAACAATTCTACTTCTGTTCTATCGTCCTCAAATAAATCTAGAGGAATAGTAGTTTGTCCATATGTTCTACTTCTTACTCCTTCTTTATCAAGCCTATAAATTCTATTGTTATATCTGAAATAGATTACTTCTACATCTGTAAAAGTCGGTGCTATCTCTTTTCCTGTAACCATTCTTTTAATCTGCCAAAACTCTTTTTTCATTTTTATTTACCTCTCTCTTTATCGAATCTGTTCTCCTGTAACCATTTAGCAAACTCTTTCTTTTGTGCTAATAAGTCGTAACCTGTTTCATCGTATATAGCTTCTGCTATGTCGTTAGTTGTTAGTCGTTCTAAGTGGAAATCTTTGAAAATCTCGTACATCTCGTTATAAAACTCCTCTAATCGCTTCTTGCCATAACCTCTATTTCTTAATGTTAGTAATGGTATTCCTAACAATCTAACAAATAATCCTTGATATACTAAGTCTTCCATCTCTTTCTCTTTTCGGATTAACTCTTCTTCCATCCGTCTAACTTCTGGCTCTAGTTTTTTTATTGCATCGTTTCTGACTATATTTGTAAAAGTTGTAGGATTCGCAAGAACTAGATTTGATTTTCTAAACTTCTTGTTTCCTCCCTTTTTCTTCTTACTCTTTGCCATTGATTAACTCCTCTATCTCTTTATTTAACTCATTATCTATTGTTTCTACTTCTTTAATCTGGATAATTAAACCTGTGTGTTCGTGCATTCTCTTTTTTAAGTGCATATCAGTAATTAAATTATCGTCTTTAAAATAACCTAGCTTTGTCATTATATCTTGTATTGTTTTTTGTAAATTGTCTAAGTCTGGTCTAGTGTCTTTTACTTGTCCGTTTTTAGCTTTCTTTGTTAAAGGAAACAACCATGTTACATACAACTCTACAGGTTTACTATATGGCTCTCTTGGTTGTCTCCCACTTAACGCTCTTATTAACAAATACTCTGAATATTTAACACTTGTAGGTTTGTAAAATGTTTTTGTTCTTGTTGAGAACTTTTTTTGTTGTGCTGTAGTCTTTGGTACTTCGTCCATTCTTACATAAAATTTCAATTTCTTTAACTCTCCTAATCTTCCAACCAATTATAGTTAAATTCACAATTTTTAGGTTTTGTAGAATTGTACAAACTTGTGATTACATAGTTTTCAAAAATATTAATTTTTTTAGTTTTTAAGATTTGCTCTGTGCAGTAATTTATGTTTTGTTCAGTTAAGCTAGAGAAACGCTCCTTAATGCTTGCTACACTTACTCTAGCATTGTTTATGCTGTACTCTTTGCTGTCTTCTGTAGCTTGGATATTAGCTATAACTTGCTTAACATCTTGTTTTATTGCATTAAACCAAAAATCATATAAATCTATATCTAGCTTTAACTTAACTTTATCAAACATTAAGTTATTACTAAGTATCTCTTTGATAAAGTTATTATAATTATTATATATATTAATCTTATTATTAATCTTATTTATGGTTGGTGCATTTTGCCCTAACGGTTGGTGCAAATTGCCATAACCTAGTTGGTGCATTTTGCCCTGTGGGTTGGTGCATTTTGCCCTAACCTCTGTTTCATTTTTTATTTTTGAGGTTGGGGCATTTTGCCCTAACTCTGAATTTTGTATTTGATTTTCAGTTTTATCTTTTTTTATCTCTTTAATATTAATATTTTTATCTGTTTTAAGGTTATAAACTTCATCTATTTTTTTGTAATTTACTCTATATAATTTTCCGTTTTTGTGTTTTTGTGTAATTATGTAATTCTCTTTTTCAAGTTTGACTAACGCTCTTTTAAGAGTGTCAACTCCGAAACAAAACTTAAAATCTCTTTCGTACATTTGATTTACTGAACTAAATAACCAGTATTCATTGTCTATAAAAAGCTCATTCTTTTTCTTATTAATCGTTGTCCAGTAGTCAACCTGCTGTAATATCAAGGCTTCGTTTACTTTTCCTTTTCCTAAAACTTCTAACAACTGTAAGTTCAGTAATAATACCTTTGATTCTTTGTTATTAAATACATTTGACATATTCTATTCATTTGTAAATGGATTCTGAACTGTTGTAAAATCAAAGTCATTAGGGTTGAAGTCTTTTCCGAAGTTATCAAAGACTGTATTATTATTTCTTAATCCTGTGTTGTTGAAGTTCATTCCTTGCTGTTGATGTTGTTGATTTATTACATCTATTGCGTTAGGTTGTCGTTGATTGAAGTTGTTGAAATTGTTGTTTGTTGGTTGTTGTTGCTGTTGTCCTTGATTTCTCGTATCTAAAAATTGAATGTTGTTAGCAATTACTTCTGTTCTATAGACTGTGTTTCCGTCTTTGCCTTGAAAGTTACTAACTTGAATACTCCCAACAACAGCTATTAAACTTCCTTTTCCACAATATCTAGCTAAGTTCTCAGCTTGTTTATTGAAAGTCTTGCAACTTATAAAATCTGCTTGTTGCTGTCCGTCTTGTCCTTTAAACGCTCTATTTACAGCTAGTGTAAAGTTTGTGTAAGGTGTGCCAGCTGTTGACATTGATAATTCTATATCTTTTGTTATTCTTCCTACTAATACTACATTATTAATCATTCTATCCTAATCTCCTTATTTACTTTTAAACATGTTCCATACTTGCATTAATTGAGCATCTGTTAAATCTTCAAACTTGTTAGCTTGTATCTTTTGTTGGTCTAACCAACCTTTAATTCGATTTATATCAGCATTCATATTTAATGCTTGTAGAATGTTATTTCTTTCGTTGTTCTTCGGTGTAAGTCCGCTATTTTTAGCTTGATTTTGCATTTTGTAGTTGTTAGCTACTTTGTTTAAGTCTTGGCTGTCTAACATATCATTTTCGCTAATATTTAATGCTATGTTGTAAGCATATCTTCTAGCGTAAGTGATTACCGCTCCTATATCTTGCTCTTTTCCTAATTGCTTTTGAATAGGACTTTTAAAAGCTACCTCGCAACCTGTGTCAACGTCTACTATTATTAGTGTTGCTGTTGCTGTGTCTTCTTCAATGTTGATATGGTCTGCTAATCCTATCTCATTAAATATCTTGTTAACATGTGGGAGAAAGTCTCCTAACTCAAAATATTTAAACTTTTGAAATGGATTATAACCACTCTTTTGTAGATTTGCTTTTTGTAGCTCTACTCTTGCTTGCTGTAACTTCTTATATAACTTTGCTTTTAAGTCTTTTTCTGTAGCTTCCATTAATACTCCTCCACAAATTCAATATAAGATTCAAGTTGTTCTTTAAAAAACTCGCTTTCTATTTCTTCTTTAGTGAAGATAATTCTTACATCCTCTGTTAGTGGCAACATTGTAGATACTCCGAATTGCTCTGTTACTCTATTAAAAGTAATATACTTTTGTCCTCCTAGAGTTAAGTTTTTAAGTGGGATTACATAATATCCACTTCTTTTATCTATCCTTGTATCTTCATATTCTCTTACTAAACTTTTTAGATTAGATGGTGTGTTCTTAAATGTAGTTGAGTATTGTTCCTCATCCCCTACTATTGCGTAAGTTACATTATTTTTATTGATTCTTATTTCTTCGTTTTCTTCTATTACTGAATAACCTAAGTCTTCTACTTTTTTTATAAAACTCTTTCTTGTTAACATTTATTTGCTCCTTAAATACTCGGTAAAATTCTCTATTATTTCTAACTCTTCTTTTTCATTTAAACTTGTAAATGCGTTTTCTACTTCTGTACTTTCTGTATATGAATCACAGAAATTGCAAATTGTAGAAATGATATAATTGTCATCTAGTTCTTTTAATTTTTCTAATACTATTACTTGATTTTCATTCAGTTTATTTAACTTGTTAAATGGTCGAATGCTCTTCGATTCAATTAATTCATCTATATCATCTCTTTTTACTTCTAACAGCCTTACATCTTGCTCACACTCTTTCAATAGCTCTATTGCTATGTTTAAGCTGTCTTTAGCTGCTTTTATTTTTTGTACCTCCATCATTCCTCCTATTGACTTTTTAATTTATTTATTTTAAAATGTAATTAAGTATATTTTTTAAGTGGCTGTTTTTTAACAGCTGCTTTTTTATTTTTCTTTTACAAAACTTCCGTCTATCATTTCTCCAGTTCTTTTTGAAATGGTATTATAAGCTGTCTCTATGCATTCAGTAAGTTCTAGCTTGTACTCTTTCGCTAAGAAGTCTAAGAACTCTATGTATTTAGCTAGTTTCAAGTCTAAGTTGTAAATAGTCTCTGATGTGAACATGTCATAAACACTTAAATCTAATCTTTTTAGCTCTGTTATGTAGTGTTTATAGTCTGTGCTTATAGGTAAGCTAGTGTCTCTAAGTTTGATAAGTCTAAAAATGATATAAGGATTTTTAGCTCTCATTTGTGTTGATATTGCTAAAGTAACGTAAACATCTCCTATAGCGTCCTTAATCTCTTCTATAGCTGCTTTATTACCATTCTCATAACTTTCTATAGCTGTCTGTAGTTCTAAACACTCTTCACTTGATTTAAGTAGTTGTTTTGTAAGCCTTCCGTCTTGTAATATTCCTTTTTCTTTTGCCCAATCTATAATGGGTGTGAAATAATCATAATGTTGTTTTCTCATTCTTTATCCTCCTAAAAATATTTTTTACTAAACTCTTTATCAAATATCGCTTGAATCAGTATTCCTATTCCTGTAGCAAGTCCTGCGATTTGTTTCCAGTCAACATTTGTTAAAGTTAAGAAACATACACTTACTACTGCTATCGTCCAGTATATAACGTGTAATTTATCTTTTTTAATTTTTGGTAATTTCATTTATTTAACACCTAGTTCCTCTCTAAATATTTGTACTGTCTTTCTTGAGTAAGGCTCGATATATTTTGCTAACCTTTTATCTTGAAAATAATCATAGTTCGTTGCAAAGTGTAGAAAAGCATATATATTAAACTGCTCTTTTCCTATCTTCAAACAGCTTCCACGTGGATAAAACTTTTCATCTACTTTTTGTAAGAATTGATTTTTCCATTTAATGTAAGTTGTATCTTTTATGTTGAAACATTTCTTAATTTCTTCTTTAGATATATAAGGAAAAGTTAAATCTAATTTTTGCAACTCAACTAAGTCTAATTTTATTTCCTCCATTGAATCACTCCTTTTATAATAAATCAACTTAAACTTGATTTACTTTTTAAAAAAAATAATGTTAGGGTCTACTTTGTATAATTCACATAATCTTTGAAAATCATACCAGTTTATGTTTTTTCCGTCTCCTTTTTCCCAGTTAAGTATAGTACTAGGGTGTTTCCCTAACATTTTAGCTACATCTGTTTGGGTGTAGCCTGCGTTTACTCTCGCACTCTTTAAGGATAATTTCACTAATTACACCTCCTTTTCTTGATGTACCTTTATTATAAATCAACTTTAAGTTGATGTCAAGTGTTTTTTTAAAAAAAACTTGATTTTTTTGTTTTTTTACTTGATTTTTTTCAAGTTAAAGTTTATAATTACTTATAAGAGAGGTGTTAAAAATGAGTGAAAAAGAAATTCAAAGTATTTTCTCTAAAAAATTAAAATACTATTTAAAGTTAAGGAATAAAACTCAACTTGATTTAGCAAAAGCAATAGGAGTTAGTAACACTACTATAAATAACTATGTTAAAGGTTATAACACTCCTAGAATGGATAAAATAGATAAAATTTGTTCTTACTTAAATATAGAAAGAAGTAATTTATTAGAAGACAAAGAAGAAAGTAATAATACATCACAAGGAATTAAAATAGCTGTTCTTGGCACTGTTCCTGCTGGAATACCGATAGCAGCAGTTGAAGATATACTAGATTATGAAGAAATACCAAAGAGTTGGGAAAATCAAGGGGAGTTTTTCGGTTTAAAGATAAAAGGGGATTCCATGATGCCTATCCTTACTAATGGGGATGTAGTTATAGTGAGAAAGCAAAGTACAGCAGATAATGGGGACACAGTAATAGCAATGGTTAACGGATATGATGCAACTTGTAAGAGATACGAACGCTCTAACAATGGGATTATGCTTATTCCTAACAACAGTAGCTACACTCCTACGTTTTATACTAATGAAGAAATAGAGAGCTTACCTGTAACAATAATAGGTAAAGTTGTAGAACTGCGCCGTAAATTTTAGATAGCTAGTTTTAGCTATCCAACATGGCAAAAAGCCGCCAAAAAATATATACAAAAAAAGGAGTTTATAAAATGAAAAAAACAAAAGTATTATTAACTACATTATTAGCAAGTGCAGTTGTGTTAAGTGGTTGTTCAAGTGAGAAAAAAGAGGAAGCTAACAACAATAGTTCATCTTCTAATAAGACTGAACAAAAAGAAGAAAAGAAAACTAGCAATGAGCCTAAGTTAGGAACACCTATTACTTTTGATAAACAAGCAGAAATTACAGTAAAATCTGCGGCTTGGACAGATGAAAGAAATGGTTTCGAAAGTAAGCCTGCTAAAAAAGTCTTACTAGTAACATACGATATTAAAAATCTTTCAGATAAAGATATTCCAATAGGAGTAGAATTAAGTTTATATGTTAATGGAAAAAAAGCTGAATCATACCCTATTCAAGTTACTTTAAATAGCCTTTCTCCTAATAGAACACTAGAAAATGCAACACACGCATTTGCGGTAAATGAAGAAGGCTCTTTAGAATTAGAAGTTCAACCTTTTATGTCAACTAGTGGTAAGAAAATAATTAAATTAGATGTGAAATAAAATAAAAAAACTCTCTCTATAGGGGGTGCAATTAATAAATGTGGATAGAAAGTACTAAAAACGGAAAAGTAAGGTATTATGAAAGAATAAAGCTGCTTGATGGTAAGTATAAAAAAATCTCTGTTCTATTTGATAAGGATACAAGAAGTAATAGAAAAACTGCGATAGAGATATTAAGACTAAGAGAACTTGAAGAAAGTTCAGTAATAGACAATACAATTACTTTCTTTGAATCCTTTGAGATTATCAAGGAAAAGCATTTTAAAAATATTAAACCTAACACACAAGTACAGTACTCAACTACTATGAATAAGATTAAAAGGTTGTGCGATGATGTACCATTGAACAAAGTCAACGCTAATTATATACTTAATATCCTAGATGATGTAGCAGTATCTGACGTGAATTACAATGCACATTTAGGTTGTATTAAAACTTTTATCAAGATTCTATATAGGTTAGACTACATACAAGATATATCTTTTCTTGAAAAGCTACAGAAGAAAAAACAAACTGTTAAAGAGGAAACAAAGTATTTAGAACAAGAGGAAATAGACTTGATACTAGATGAGTTGAAAGACTATCCCTACTACAGAAATGTAATTGAGTTCCTTGTAAATACTGGCTTGCGGTTTGGGGAGTTAATTGCATTAACGTTTGATGATGTTGAAGATAACATATTAACAATTAACAAGACTTGGAACATTAACGGAGGTATCAACACACCTAAGACAAAGAGCAGCAATAGAAAAATATCACTTAATCAGAAATGCTTAGATATACTGGAAAGTCAAAAAAGATTAAAAGCTAACTATCAGATTATCTATAAAACATACAATGATGAAAAGAATCTAATATTCCCTAATTTACACGGGAGCTATATTATACCTAGTCATTTTAGAAAAGGACTAAAAAAGCTAGTAAGTATTAATTTCAAGATTCATAGTTTAAGACACACACACGCTAGCTTATGTATTGATAAAGGGATACCTATTGAATATATCTCAAAGAGATTAGGTCACGAAGATACTAAGGTTACACAACGGATATACATTCACAAGACTAGAAAAAGTCAAAAGAAAGAGTTTGACTTATTTAAAGATATATCATTCTAAATAAAAAGACTAACATTAAATTAAATGCTAGTCTTTTGTTTTTGCCTTATTTTGCCCTTTTTCTGCCCTTTTATTCTACCTTGCTTCTTGTTAAACTTGATATAATAAGGTTTATTTACTTGTGTTTCATGTATGGGAATAGTAGAACGTCACGAATTGAAGCTGAATTAGTAAGTAACATTACTAATCTATCAATTCCTA